TTCTCAAAAAATATCTTTTTGGAACGCTACACCAATAGTACAACCTACAACGGCTGTGGCTGCTGCTACCGTTGTAAGCGGAACAGGCGGAAACGTTAAGCACGATGATACTTTTGATGGGTACACACTTGAAAAAATAGTAAGGGCTTTAAGAACAATCGGATTGCTAGCATAATTTTATTATATTTACAGCATGAAAACAGATAAAATAGAAGTAGTTGAGGAAGTTGCAGCAACCGACCCAACACAAAAGAAAATTGAAGACTATTCTACAACTGAATTAAAAGCATTAGTTTATGATTCACTTGCTACTATTGAAGCCCAACAAGCTAACATTAAATTCATAAATGAGGAATTAAAAAAACGTGGGTAAATTATTAATCATATTTTTGTTATCGTCTATTTGTGTTAAGTCGCAGATAGACGATAAAACAAAACATTTTTACGCTGGTTTTGGAATTACAGTACTAACAGCCGAAGTTACTAATCAAATGATTGACAAACCGTTTCTAAGTGCTTTAACGGGCTTTGTAGCCGGTACAACGGCAGGAATATTAAAAGAGGTTGTTTGGGATAGAAAGATGGATAATGGCGTTTATTCTAATAAAGATATGGGCATGACTATTTGGGGCGCAGCTTGCGGTGCTTTAGTTATTAGAGTAAGATTTGATTTACAAGATAAAAAGAAAAATAAAGCACTATATTATTATGAATGAGGTTTCTAAATTAAGGTTTGAATTTAAAGAAGTTGCTTATATTGTTGCGGCTGCAATAGCTTATTTCACTCAACTATCTATTTTGTCTAATAAGATTGAAATCTATAAAAGCAAAAGCGATCTAACTTTTCAAGCGCATGACTTTAGAATTTCAGCTTTAGAATTAAGCTTAAAAATTAACAGTTTTCCTAAGCAAGTTGCAACATTGCCAACAAGTCCAACAATAAAAGGAGAAGATGAATAATGAATATTAGTGAACACATAACATTAGAGGAGGCAATATTAAGCCCAACAGCTTTAAGATTAGGCATAGATAACAAACCTAATAATGCTCAACTTAATAACATGGAAAAGGTAGCAGACTTTTGTTTTGAGCCTTTACGTAAATGGTATGGCAAGCCTATTAAAATTAATAGTTTCTTTAGAAGTGAAAAACTAAATAAGGCAGTTAAAGGTTCTAAAACTTCGCAACATTGTACCGGTGAGGCAATGGATATTAGCGCAGGAAGTAAAGAAGAAAATAAAAAGTTATTTGATTGGTGTAAAGCTAATTTATATTTCGATCAATTAATTAATGAATACGATTATAGCTGGGTGCATATCAGTTATAAAATGAGTGGAAATAGAAACATGGTTTTAATAATTACATAATATGCCTTTACCAAAATTCATAACAAACATATTAGCAGGAGGTGGCTCTAAGTTAATAGAAACAATTAGCAATACAGTTGACGAATTTACTTTATCTAAAGAAGAAAAGGAAGCTATTAAATTAAAACTAATTGAGGAAGCTAATAAACACACTCAGTTAATGGAAGTTGAATTAACTAAGCAAATGGATATTGAGCAGAAAGAAATGGACTCAGCTCGTAAGCGTGAAATTGATATTGCGACAAGTGATAAAGCACCTTTATTAAATAAAATCATTACACCTATATTAGCCTTGTTAGTTTTAGGCAGTACCTTTATATTTTGGTACATTATTATATTTAAAGATTTAGAGCCACACAAAGAAGTATTAGTAAGCGGTATAATTGGCAGCTTAACAACTATTTCAATGGGAGTGATAGGTTATTACTTTGGAAGTTCAATAGGCTCTAAAGACAAACAAACGTTATTAGACAAACTAAAATAAAAAAACCTAGCTTTCTTAGGGCTAGGCGTTTTAGGTGGGATGCTTTTAGTTAAGTAGTTTTACTCAGCACAATAAATGCATTTACTTTTAATTTCTATTAATTGTGTATTAGCCTTTAAATATTGCGTACGGTAATATAGTATATCTTTATTAGCACGATCTAATTTAGCCTGTAATATAACAGTTTCTTTTGAATTGCCAGAGCAACTTGTTAACGCTAGTATTAGTATTAAGTATTTCATAACACTATCCCTCAATTAGTCTTAATTCGTTGTAAATCTCACTATACAAAAAGTAAATAGTTTTGTACAATTCTGCAACGTCTAAACCGTGACGGCTAAACTTCTTAGTAATAGGCTCTAAACCTTTCTCAACAGAATAGCAAGTAATTACTATCTCATCTGTTTTAAAATCTATCTCTACTCTAACCTCTTCGCATAAAGTTGATAGTGAATAATCGCCCTGATCTTCATTATAGAATATAGCATGAACAGCTCCTGTTATGTATTCCGTGTTATTGTGTAGTGTTATCATATTTGTTTGGTTTTTAATTATACGTCAAAGATATAGTATTAATTTGATATAATAATACATTATTTTTACTTTTAACAAATTAATTTGTAACTGTTTGATAATCAAAGCAACTAATTTATTTTGTTAAAAATGTAATTATTTATTTGTTTATTGTAAAAATAGTATTTATATTTGTGCCATGCTAATAACATTAAACGAATTTGCAAAAATTCACGAAGTAAGTGTTCAAGCCATTAGATGGCAAGTGAAACACAATAAAATTAAAACTACCACTAAGTATGGTAAAGTTTTAATTAACCATAATATCAATTATACACCAATTAGAGGGAGGGGCAGAAAATGATACAACTATTAATCTTTATGGCTTTATTTAGCTTTGGGTTATTAATCCTTACCATGTGCTACCCTCACATTGGAATAGTTATTCACGATGCCATTGCTCACTACTGGCATAAATACATTATGAGAAAATGATATGGATTGCAGGAGTAAGCATAGTAACGCTAGGCGTTATTAGTTACATGATTAAAGATAATGAATATGATGAATGGACTAAAAATAAAAACAAATGAGACTATACACTAAATACAACTTTGATAAATTAGAACTTAATAGGGCTACATTTATACGTGGCGTTTGCCAAAACATTAGAGTAAGCTCAAACCATTACTCGGAAAAATACAACGTTAAATTTAAGATTAAGAAAGTAGGCGATGGTGCTATGGTTACTTTAATTGAGGGTGTACAGCCTTTAATTAAAGAACGTCAAACTAGGGAGATTGAAAAGGATAACTTTATGACTAAAAGTGATATGGTTATTAAATTAGATCGTAGTCAAATTGAAACTTTAATAGCACATAGAAATAACCTAGACTACCGGGTAATTAATAACATTGACTTATACACAGATAAATGTGTGTTCTTTGAAAAGTCAAGGGAAATAACTAAATTTATAAATTCAAATCAAAACATAAAATAAAACAAACATGGACATCCAAGGAACAATCAAAGAGGTATTCGCAACCCAAACAATTAGCGAAAAGTTTAAAAAGCGTGAATTTGTACTAACGACAGACGGAAGTACACCGTACCCAAACCATCTATTAATTCAAGTTACTAATGCAAAATGTGACTTATTAAATAGCTATTCAAGTGGGGACGAAGTAACAGTTAGCATAAACTTGCGAGGGCGTTTATACGAAAACCCAACTAAAGGAACTCAGTATTTTAATAGTATTGAAGCATGGGCTATAAAAGGTGTTAGTCAATTTACTAAACCAGCTACAAACGTACAGGCTGAAAATCATGCTTTTGTTAATAACTCTAATAAAAATGATAATGATGATTTGCCGTTCTAAATATTATTAGTATATTTGCAGTAAGTTAAACAAGAGTAGAGACTTGTTATTCATAACTAAACTATTTAAAACCTAAGCGGGTGCGGTTTCTCTACGCCAATCCTGCTTAGGTTTCTTTTTTAAAACAAAACAAAATGAAAGACTTAGTAAAAATTCAAACAGAATTAAAAGTTCCTAAAGGTAACTTTAACAGCTTTGGTAAATACAAATACAGAAGTTGTGAAGATATTTTAGAAGCTGTAAAACCAATCTTAAACAAGTATAACGCTACATTTAGCTTAACTGATGAAGTTATATTAGTTGGCACTAAACTATTTGTTAAAGCAACTGCATCTATTCATATTGGACAAGATCATAATTGGACTTGTGGCTTTGCAGAATTAGCAGAACATAAAGGAATGTCACCAGAACAAGCAACTGGAACTGCATCAAGCTATGCTAGAAAATATGCCTTAAATGGTTTATTTTTAATTGATGAAACAGAGGCGGATGCTGATAGTCAAAAACCTGCACCAGTTAAACCAACTTTAAACGCTCAACAATTTGAAGCTATAATTAACACTATTACAAGTGGCAATAAAGACAAGGTAATTGAAGCGTTACCAAAATATACAATCTCAAAAGAATTTCAAACCGCTATTGACTTAGCATTAAAAAATAATTAAGATGGAAGCTAAAACTAAAAAACAATTAACATTATTAACTAAAGAAATAGATGCTGCCTTATTAGCGATAGATAAATATGGAGATAATATGTTTGCTTTAGGCTATGCTATCGGAACAATAAAATCTATTCAACAAGATATTGAAACACTAATAAATCTAAAAAATAATTAATTATGAAAGTAGCATTATACCAAATAGAACAGGAATATTTAAACATTGTACAATCTATAATAGATGCAGGTGGCGAAATAACAGAGGAGCAGGAAACTGCCCTCTCTATTTCTAAAGAACAATTACAAAATAAAGGCGTTTGTTATGGCTTTATTGTAAAAGAATTAGAGGGCAATATAGATCTAATTGATTTAGAAATAAAGCGATTACAGGCATTAAAAAAACCTTTAGTTAATAGTATCGATAGACTTAAAAATAACCTATCACAAGCCATGCAAATGTTTGATGTAACGGAATTAAAAACACCGCTATTAAAGATTAACTTTAGAAAATCAGAATCTATTGAAGTTACAGATATTGACTTGCTAGATGCAGATTTTGTTAAAACAACTATAACTAAAGCAGCCGATAAAATAGCGATTAAAGAAGCTATTAAAAGTGGTGAAAATGTGCAGGGGGCTATTTTACAAACTAATTTAAACCTACAAATTAAGTAATGGAAAAACCAAATTTATTAGTTACATTTAGCGGAGGGGAGACCTCCGCTTTTATGGCGCAATGGCTTTTTAAACATAAAAATAATGAATATAACATGGTTTTTGTTTTCGCTAATACAGGACAGGAAAGTGAACCTACATTAGAGTTTATAAACAATTGTGAGAATGAATTTGGTTTTAAAATTAATTGGATTGAATGTGTTGTAAATAAAGAAAAAGGTAAAGGCACTAGACATAAAATAATAGATTTTAAATCAGCAAGTAGAAATGGCGAACCATTTGAAGATGTCATTAAAAAATACGGATTACCCACAACTAATTTTTTACATTGTACAAGGGAGTTAAAATTATCCCCTGTTAAATCTTTCGCTAAAGAGTATTTTAACGGTCAAAAATACTTACTCGCATTAGGTATAAGGAGTGATGAATTTGATAGAATGAATCCCAATTATAAAAAATTAGGTATTATTTACCCATTAATCCAAAAAGATTTTATTCCTGTTACAAAAAAACATATAAATTTTTATTGGAAACAAATGCCGTTTAGATTAAACTTAAAAGGTTATCAAGGGAATTGTATAACCTGCTATAAAAAAAGCGATAAAAAGCTATTTCAAATAGCTAAAGAAACACCATCGGCATTTGATTTTTTTAAAAGAATGGAGTTGTTATATAGCAAAGGTTATTCTATATTTAGAGGTTCTAGAAATGTTGAAGATATTTTAAGACAATCTAAAGAGTATAACGGAAAAGTTAACAACGACAACGAAGATTCAAATATACAATTAGACTTGTTAAATGACTCATGCGAGATATTTACGGAATGCAAATAACCTATAAATTAAGTAATGGAAAAACCAATCCTGCCAAACATGATCGTGCTAAATGATAGCACGGTCATTTATAAAGGCAAAAAATTAAAGCCAATATGTTTAACCATATCTCTAATAAGGGATAGTAAAAAAGTGAAGGAATAGTATGGAAATGATATACTTAATACTTAGCCAGTTTACATTTAGTTTTAGTAGAACTTTAAATGTAAGATATACGGCAAAAGAAAACGTATTAATGGGTATTATAACATCTACATTAATAAAATTAACATGGCTTGTTAGTAGCTCAATAGGTGTAAAATCTGTTATTGATGGCGATGTAAAAATGTGTATTGCTTATGTAATAAGCGGATTAATTGGTGATTATTTATCTTATAAAATAAAAATAAAATGAAAGAAACAATAGCAGTTTGGTTTAGTTGCGGAGTTGCAAGTGCAGTAGCAGCTAAAAAAACTATTGAAAAGTATGGTGAAACTCATAATATTTTAATAGTAAACAACCCAGTTAAAAACGAGCATCCTGATAATTTAAGATTTTTAGCTGATGTTGAAACTTGGTTAGGACAAAAGATTATTAAAGCCACTAATGATAAATACCCAAATGCTGATATTATAGAGGTATTTGATAAGGTTAAATATATTAGTGGTGTTGCAGGTGCGCCTTGCACAAGGGAATTAAAAAAGGAAGCGAGATACCAATTTGAAAAGAAAAATAAAATTGACTGGCACGTTTTAGGGTTTACCATTGATGAATGGGAAAGGCAAAAAAGATTTAATACAGGCGAAAGAGGAAATACAATACCTGTGCTAATTGCTGAATTATTAACTAAACAAGATTGCTTTAAAATAGTTGAAAAGGCTGGGATTAAATTGCCTTTAATTTATTCGCTTGGTTATCCAAATGCTAATTGTATCGGGTGTGTAAAATCGCAAAGTCCTACTTATTGGAATTTAGTTAGAAAAACTTTTCCAGATGTGTTTGAAGAGCGTGCAATACAGAGCAGAAGAATAGGTTGTAAACTTGTTAAATTAAAAGGTAAAAGAATTTACTTAGATGAATTATTAGAAACTGATAAAGGCGGTAAAATTAAAAGCTAGGAATGCGGAATTTTTTGCGATACTAAATAACAAATAACCTATGACCACAGACGAGATAAACAAACTAATCGCTAAGGAATATCAAAGCCTTAGCGATTTAGCTATTCAAAAGAATAACAGCTATAATGGCTCAATCTTTAATCCTGACTGGATAATTAAGCCATCAATGGAACTAACTAAAAAAGATATGATTGAATTTGGAATAGCAGCCAGAGCAAACGATAAAATTAATCGTATCAAAAGCGCAGGTTTAAAAGGCTTTGATGAGGATAATCTAAAAGACTTAATAGGCTATCTTATACTGTTTCGTATCGCTCAAAGTCTAAAGGAATAGTTGTTTATTATCCACAATAACCCTATATTTGTGGTTCATTATCAACATCGGGAATAGGCAGACTTTCATAATATTCATTTAACTTTGAATAAATAACTTCTGGTCTGCCGGGTGAATAAACCAAATCGCCATTCTCAAATACTATCTCGGTGTAATATTTCTTATTAGTTTTACCTTTAGGAATAAACACCTTTGGGTTTAATTGCGTAATTGTATTTCGAGATAAACAAAAGTAACCAATAGTTGTTTCGTAGTCATCTAATAAACCTTCGTTTAAAAGCCTTATTTTATCAAGTTCATCTATTTCCTCATCCGTATTAAAAGCTGAGTTTATAGGGTGAATTATTGATATTGAGAACCATTGTAGACTATCCATTGTATTAAAATTTATGTGTTAATCTCATTATTTTTTAAGTATTCAATTGCACTACTTAGTATTTTTACGTCGTCGTTAAGTAGCCCTATTCCCCTATTACATTTATCACATAACAAACCCCTTATTTTTTTTGTTTCGTGGCAATGGTCAACACATAAACTCTTTTTATGTTTATTATTTAATTGAGAAATATGTTTATTACAGATTTTACAACAACCTTTTTGTTCTAAAAACATTTCTTCATATTGTTTTAAATCAATACCATAAGCTCTTTTTAAATCATAATCCTTCATTACTTTAGAATCATATTTATTTCTCATTTTTTTATTATGGCAATCTTTACAATATGGTTGAGTTCCTGAAGTTCTATTACTTCTTTTAACAAATTCAATAATTTGTTTTTCTTTATTACATAAATTACAAGTTTTCATAGCCTTAGAATTTATGGGTGAGCCGCATTATCTGACCATATACTGGGTGGTGAAGGTATGCTTCTATTGCTTTTGATGAGTGTTGATACCCTTGTTTGTGATGCCAACTATCCGTTCCCGATGGGCTACGTGAGCTTTCAACTGTTATTCCGATATAATCTTTTGATGTTTTATGGTGTACGTGGTGAGTATAAATATAACGGTGTTTTGTATTAGCCCATTCTTTTTTAAACTCCTGAGCCATCAATAATGGCAAATCTTGATTCTTAGCACCATCACCATGAGTTGAGCCAATTAGGTTATCTCCATAAACAAACGCTTTACGGTGGCTTATTGATGTATCAAAAGTTATATTTTTACTTAGTTTAAACCACGCTTGTATAGTTTGGGCTAAATACCACCCAGCCATATAATCATGATTTGATGGATTGTGTATTATGTGAACGTCTGCAATACCAACAAGTTTTTCAATAATTTGAACATATAACTTTTGAGCAACTAAAAAGTTTTCAAACCACATTCCATCCGTATCTTGTGGAGTTCCGCTTGTTGTACTTCGTTTTGTATTATCGGTGTGTAAAATATCGTTACCAATAATCAAAACTATCTTATCAATATTGAATGATTCAAGTCTTTGAATTATTTTATCTATTCCTTCATGTACTCTTTTAACTGCTATATTTGAATTGTAATTATCGCCTGATTCATATTCGGTTGCTAGTTTACCTATGTGTATATCTGCCGGATCTATAACTAAACAATGGCAGTCTTTTAATTTAGTTCTTTTAATTACAGGATATTTAGGTGAATGTTTATCCATATCCTTAATAATATTTGCTTTTAAATCTTCTAAACTTTTTTCTTTAGGCTTTGCAAATATTGAGAATAACTCACTTTTGTACCAATAATGTTTTACTTCGTTGGGGTCTATTCCTGCTGCATGACATTCTTCGTCAAGTTTAGATTTTTGGGTCCTATATTTCATTAGCAAACTTTCTTCGTCGTCGGTAAGTCTGTATCTAACATTATTGTTTAGTTCCGCTTTACCTACATTAGATTTTGCCATAAGTTGGTTTTTTGTGTAAATATAACTAAAATTTATTAACTTTGCACAATGATTAAGATTTTAATAAAACCGTTATCGATCAATGAGGCTTACAAAGGTAGGAAATTTAGAACAGTTAAGTATCAATGGTATAAAGAGAATGTTGCTAAACTGTTACCATCTAATTACGTTTTACCTTTACCACCTTATTTCATTCACTTTGTATTTGGTTTTAGTTCTGTAAGTTCAGATTGGGATAATTGCATAAAAACAACCCAAGATTGTATAGCTGAAAAATATAATTTTAATGATAAATTAATCCGTAGAGGGCTTGTAGATATTGAGATTGTGCCAAAAGGTAAAGAATTTTTTACATTTAAAATTGAACATTTAACAAAATAAATTTGCAAAATCAAAAATAATTTTTTATATTTGCCAAACCTAACTGCAAGTAGGATGTAAAATAATTACTCGAAAAGCCCTTTATTAAACGTCTTGCAGCGTTTTTTAGAGGGTTTTTTATTAACGGTCAATTTGCAACCATATAGCAAATACAAATTATGAATGTAAAAACAATTTATTGTTGTGATGACGTAAGTCATAAAACAGAACTATTAGCTTATGCTAATGAATCAAACCAAATTTATATTGAAGTATATTTACCAGATGATGATTCTGGTTACTATTCTCAAAGTATTGTTTTGGATAAAAAAACTGCCATAAGATTGGTTAAAGATCTTAAAAGACAAATAGCTTACATTAATGAAAGTGAGGTTGGAAATGTCTAAATTAGGTTATACTTGGTATCCTAAAGATTGGGGTAATTCTGAAAGCGTGTTTGAATTAAATTTAACAGAACGTGGTTTATATAGAGAATTTATAGACCTTGCTATGTTAAATGATAATACTACTGAAATTAAAAAAGATGTTTGGATTCGTAAATTTTGTGTATCAAAAGAAGACTTAGACTTTATTTTATGTAAATTAATTACCCTAAATTTAGTAGAAATTATAGATAATATTTTATTTATACCAAGCTGCGAAAGCCGTTTAAAATTGGTACGTGGAGGTAGTAATGGGGGTAAGAAAAGTAAGCCTACCCCGAAGCCTTATAGTAAGCCTACCCCGAAGCCTTTTGGAAGCCTTGACGAAAAAAACACGAAGCCTACCCCGAAGCAAATAGAAAAGAAAGAGAAAGGAAAAGAAATAGAAAGTAAAATAAAATTAATAGATATTTATTTTGAAGATTTTAAAAATTCATCCTACCTTGAAGATATTTGCAATAGGCAAAAAGTAACCAAAGAACAAGTGTTAAATAAGTTAGAAGATTTTAAATTAAAAATGAATTTAGAATATCCTGACTACATATCTTTTTGCACTCATTTTAAAAATTGGTTTTCTAAACTTGGAATAGTTGGCGAAAAGAAAGAATATTTACTAACTTCGCCACAAGGTAAACATAAGTTTTTATTTACAGAAGACGAACTAAAGGCTAAAAAGCTAACTGGTTACTGGAAGGAGCAACATGAATTATGATAGTAATTAACCCAATAGACAAAAAAGAATACGACATCGAGGTAAGCAAGAATGGTGAAAACCAAATGACCTGCCCTGAATGTTCACCTAACCGTAAAAAGAAAACGTTAAAATGTTTTAGCTTTAACCTTAATAAAAATGCTGGCAGGTGTAACCATTGCGGAGTGGTATTGGTAGCCAAAGAAGATAAGCCTGTTTTTGTAGAACCTGCTAAAGTTTACAGTAAACCAATTTGGAACAATAAAACAGAATTATCAAATAATGCCGTTAAATGGTTTGAAAGTAGAAAGATAACACAAAGTATATTAAATGAATTTAAAGTTACTGAGGGGGCTGAATGGATGCCACAGACGCAAAATTCAGTTAACACCATACAGTTTAATTACTTTAAGTTTGGTGAGCTCGTAAATGTTAAATACCGGGATGGTGCTAAAAACTTTAAACTATTCAAAGATGGCGAAATGATTTTTTACAACCTAGATGCCACAATTAACAACAATGTTATAATAATTGTTGAGGGCGAAATGGATGTTTTAGCAATGGCTCAAAGTGGTTTTAAAAACGTTATATCAGTTCCAAACGGCTGCAACGATAAAGGCAAAATTAACATGGACTACCTAGATAATTGTATTGATTATTTTGTAGAGGATTGTAAATTCTTATTGGCACTTGACAATGACAAGGTAGGTAACCGATTAAAGGATGAATTAGCCAGACGTTTAGGTTACGAAAATTGCAGTACCATTACCTTTAAAGATTGTAAAGATGCCAACGACTGCCTAATTAAATACGGAATTATTGGGGTAACTGAATCTATTGAAGCTGCAAAAGAATACCCAATCGAGGGGGTTTTTAATGCTATTGATATTCAAGATTCAATATGGGACTATTACAATAATGGTTTACCAAGTGGCTTTGGTATTGGGATGCATGAGTTTGATATGTTTTTAAAGTTTCAGCCGGGTTACTTAACAGTAATTACAGGAATACCCGGTCATGGTAAAAGTGAGTTTTTAGACTTTTTGATGTGCCGTTTAAACATTTCACACGATTGGAAGTTTGCTTTATACTCACCAGAAAACCACCCATTACAATTACACTTTAGTAAGTTAGCTGAAAAGATTATAGGCAAACCATTTGACGGGCAAAATAGAATGTCACCTTTAGATCTTACAACTACAATAGAATATTTAAAAGACGTTTTTTACTTTGTTAATCCTGCAGAAAACTTTACACTTGACAATATTTTAACAGCCGTTAAAAGTCTAGTCCGTAAAAAAGGAGTTAAGGCTTTTGTGATTGACGCTTGGAATAAGTTAGAACACAATTACAGTACAAACGAAACTAAATATATTTCTGAACAATTAGATAAAATAGTTACATTTTGTGAAAAGAATAGCGTACATTGCTTTTTAGTTGCTCACCCAACTAAGATACAAAAAGACAAAGCAACTGGAAAATTTGAGATACCAAACCTTTATTCCATAAGTGGCTCTGCTAACTTTTACAATAAGGCTGCAAATGGAATAACAGTTTACAGGGATTATGAAAACTTTACTACTGAGGTTTATATCCAAAAGGTAAAGTTTAAACATTGGGGACAAACTGGATGCTGCCAATTAGCTTGGGATAAAACAAACGGTAGATATTACAAAGGAATGCCAAATAATGATAGTTGGATTCAATCTAATAAACCAAAAGAACTTCAACAAAATGATAACTTTTTAACAAGCCCACTTGATATAATTACAAACAACGGTAAAAACGAAATAGATCCATTTTAGATATGACCCCACAATTAGCCTACCAAATAATTAAAAACTACCTTAAAACACATTCACTGCCTACTAAGGATGTGGATGTTTGGGTAGGGGATGTTAAATATACTTGGAATTATTTATTAAAACTTTGTTACAATATAAAATAAATTATTATATTTACATCCGATGACGCATAAGCAAGTAATCGAGGTTATAATATCAAACGACAGTTTTTTGAAATACTGCCATAAATTAGCGTCACCACGTACACACATAGCAGAAGACTTATACCAAGAAACTATCTTAGCTATCTGTGAAACTAAAGATGATCGTTTTGTTAAGGCATACAATGATGGTTACCTAAGCCCTTTTGTAATTAAAACAATTAGGAATATTTGGTTAAAGCGAAATACATTTAAACAACATACAGATGGCTCAACTTCTAACTTAATGGAATACGCTAACACCTTACAAAACATAGATGCTTTTGATTTTGATAGGACTTACATAAATCAAATATCTAAAGACTACGACCCGACAGCCGATATAGTTTTTGAAGCTGCAAAGAAAATAATAGCTAAAGATAGTGATAGCGATAGAATGGAAATAAGATACCGAGCGAGGGTTTATAACCATTCAAATAATAACATTGCAGGCTTTGAAGCTATTAAATCATTTAAAAACGCTGGTCGTTTTTCGCAATACATTGGAATAAAAAGATGTGCCATTTATAAAAGTTGTAGGGAATACCAAGAGATTTTAAAAAGTAAACTAAAATATATTATCAATGGTTAATTATTTATACATCGCTTTATTTGCCTTTTGGTTTGCTGAACTTTCAACAATACCACAACGTATTTTAATAGCAACGGGCTTTAAACATTTATACCCATTCAGTTGCGTAAAGTGTTTATCCTTTTGGATGGCTCTTATTTACTCTTATAACGAACCGTTTTGTATAATTATAGCAGGAGTTACCTCTTTACTATCAATGACTATTTGTTTAATATTTAATAGATTAAGATGACCAGAGACGAAGCAATGGATGTGTTAGTTAAACACTCTCAGTTTTTTGAGATTTATAGTAAAGAACTATTTATCCCTAGAGGATGCGAGGGCATTATGGCAGAAATAATAGCAGCTTACAAAGTAATTAATAACGGTTACGTTTGCTCATCATGTGGTAACGAATTGATAATTGATGCTAATAGATACCGTTTACACAGAATGAAAGAACTTAATTTAAAACACCATACGTTTGATGAAAATACTCCTAATACACAGCTTTAACATTAAAGATAACAAGCCAGAGTTCAACGCTGTGTCTTATTATCGCATGAATAAACCGCATGAAGTTTTAGCACGTTTAAACCCAGACTTTGAAATTGTGCATTCTAAACCTAATGACATTTATCCTGATGACTTTTTAAAAACTATTGACTTAGTTTTATTTTGTCGTGAAATAGATAATAGCAACGGAATTATAGAAGCCCTTAATAAGTTAGGCATTCGTTTTGGTTTAGATCTTGATGACTATTGGATTTTGCCTGAAGACCATTTGTTATACGAACATTATAAAGAAACTAATAAACCACAATTAATAATAGATTCAATTAAAGCGGCTCACTTTGTTATTTGCACAACTGAAATATTAGCCGGTAAGATTAAAGAACACAATAAAGAAGTTTATGTTATTGAAAATGGTATTGATACGGATGATAGCGTGTGGCAAAACAACCACGTAAACTCTAAACGGATTAGATACGGATTTACGCAAGGCACAACTCACATACCCGACGTTATGTCTATTCATAAAGACGTGCAAACTGCTTTATACGATGCAGACTTTAACCGTAATTGCCAAGTTATCTTAACAGGTTGGAACGCTATTAAAAGCGAAGAGTCGGTTTATATTGGATATGAACGAATGCTAACCGATAACCTTAAAACACTTTTACCTGTTGAGCGTGAGTATTGTTTGCGATTGGTTAAATATAAGTTCCCTAGTGGTATTAGTAAACCATACCGTAGAGTGGGTGCTTTGCCGGTATATGAATTTGCAAAGGTTTACGATGAAATGGATATTTTAGTTGCGCCTTTAATAGACAATGATTTTAATAATTGCAAATCAGAGTTAAAAATGATTGAAGCAGGGCATAAAGGATGTGCATTTATGGGTCACAATGTTAACCCTTATAGTTCTTTAATGACTAAAAAGAATAGCTTTGATTTGACTTGGGGAAACTTTTACGAATGGTCAAAATACATTCTAAGTAATCCTAACTTAGTAAAAGATACGGCTGCACAATTAACTTTAGATACTAAAAAATATTCATTAAATTTGCTAACTGATAAACGTAAAGAACTTTATGAGCGATTCAAATAAACTCTACCACTATTACCACATATACGCAGACGGTCAATGGTTAGAACCAGTTAGCGAACATATTAAAGCCCTACGTAAATGGGGGCTTATTGATAACCTTGCAGCGTTCCGTATTGGAATAGTTGGGGCAGACCATAACCGTACAGCCGTTATTCAATACCTAATTAACGAACGTATTAATTTTGATGTGATAGCAACATCCGATACAGGTTGGGAGCAGGTTACTCAAATACCTATGTATGAATTTGCCCAAGATAATGACGGATATGTTTTATATGCTCACTCTAAAGGCTCATCACGTCCTGAACAACCTAATCAATCATGGCGAAGATCAATGACTTATTACAACGTTGGTCAATGGCAAATAGCAGTACAAAAACTAAATGAGGGCTTTGATGCAGTTGGTCAACATTGGATGCGACCATCACATCATTCAGTTGAACACAGAGGTAGTCCTTTTTTTGGCGGTACATTCTGGTGGACTTCATTATCTCACGTTCGTAAAATGTTAGCACCCCCTGTGTTTAATAGGCATGATGCTGAAGGTTGGATAGGTTATGTTAATGGCGAAGATATGAAGTGCTTTGACTTTACAGGTCATATTTCTGCTCACCCATGTTATTCGATGTGGACAATAGAAACTCAACAATGGATATACGAATGAAACTAAATATATTTACACCTTTATTCCGGAGTGGAATGATTAAGAAAGTAGCCGACTCAATACCCGACTATGAAGATATTAATTGGATTGTTGTAATTGCCAAACACAGAGAGATACTTATTAAAGAATGCCAAGCATATAATATTCCTTACTTAACAGTTGATTGTATTGATGACTTAAGCGGAGTAGGTAAAAAAGTTAACAAAGCCTTAGATAATTTAGAAGATGGTTTCTTTTTTGGTTTAGATGACGATACTACATTCAATCACAATACCTACGATATATTTAAAAAGTATCAAAATGATTATGATATGATTGTTGGGCAACAAAGATTGTTAGACGGTAGTATTAGAATAGCACAAAAGCCAGCGCATTGTTATACAGATGGAGCGCAAGGATTAATAAGAACTACCTTAATAGATGGTTTACGCTTTGGATGCTTTACGACTGATCCCGTAGCAGACTGCAACTTTTTATTAAATTGTTGGGATAAGTCAAATAAAAACCTTATCTTAGATGAAGTAATTAGTAACTATAACTTTTTAAGATGATAGACTTTAGTAAAATGACGCTACCTTGTGATGTAGCAAACTCACATATTTTAGGTGAGATAATTGTATGTTTAAACTAATGCAGGATATTTACGAATACCAAACAGAATGGCAAAAAGTGAAGAATTTATAACAAGCCTACCAGAATACGCTCAAAAATATGTTGAGGTATGTTTAAACCATTCTAAAGAAGTGGCAACAGGTAGCGGAAAGATAGTTAACCAAAAGGAAAGGCATATACCTACAATAGCGTTCTTTTTGAATATATGGCTTCCAATGAACTTGGGTGATACAATTGCTAGGAAGACTTATTACGAGTGGTTAAAAGGCGATTGTGAGCAAAAAAGTAACACTATAAAAAAGATAGACGATTTATTTTGTTCTTTAGCTGTTGATATTGTAGCTAATGAGGGCAAAGGAATATTCTATGCAAAGAATAAATTAGGCATGACTGATAAGGTCGAAGCTAAGAATGAGAATACAAACCTCAATACAACAGTTGAGATTATTAAAAGCGATTCGCCACTTAGTAGTAATGAAAAGGATATTAGTTTAGATTAATGTGTTTAAAACCTCATGCCTATATGAAGCTAATTACTTTGCTACCGAAGATGTACTCGTAAACCAAGGAGGATCTTCGTCTGGGAAAACATATTCAATACTTCAAGTCCTATTCACTAAAGCCATTCAATCGCCAATAGTTATCACAGTTGTTGGTGAATCAATCCCTAACTTAAAAGCCGGGGCGTTACGTGATGCCTTAGATATCTACAACAATAGCGAACAACTTAGGCATAAGATAGCAGACTACAATAGAACAGACCGTATCTTTCAATTTGCTAATGGCTCTGTAATGGAGTTTAAAAGCTATGAGACCGCTCAAGGTGCGAAGTCTGGTAAAAGGGATTATCTATTCATAAACGAAGCGCAGGGTATAACATACGATATATTTAACGAATTGTATATGCGTACCCGTAAACAAGTTTATATCGACTACAATCCAAACGCTGAGTTCTGGGTGCATGAAAATCTAATAGGTACGGATGGCGTTAAACTATTCATATCCGACCACCGGCACAATCCTTTTGTTGCTCAAAAGATACGAGATAAAATAGAGGGCTTAAGGTTTAAAGACATGGAACTATTCAAGGTTTATGCTCGTGGCATGACTGGTAAAATAGAGGGCTTAGTCTTTAGAAACTTTGATATTGTAGATAACATTCCTTTGGGTGCTGAGTTACTTGGAATAGGTATGGACTTTGGCTTTACTAATGACCCTACAACGGTTATAAAAGTATTTAGATACAATAGTGAGATATACATAGACGAGCTGTTATATCGCACAGGATTAACAAATAGCGATATTGCAAACGAATTAACAAGGTTAGGTGTAACAAGAGCCATGCCAATAGTTGCTGATAGTGCTGAGCCTAAAAGTATTGAAGACTTAACAAGGGCAGGTTTTAATATTCAAGGGGCTAACAAAGGAGCAGACTCAATCCGTAATTCAATAGACACTTTAAAGCAATTTAAGATTAACATAACCCGAACGTCAACTTATACCATAAAAGAGTTTAGGTCCTATAAATGGATAGATGGTAAAAATATACCCGTTGATTTTAACAATCACACTATTGATGCTATTCGTTATGTAGCTCTTAATAAGATAAATAAAGGTTCAGGTCGTTATTCATTTGCCTAAAACAAATCAACTTTTTTAGTATTTAATAGGTATATGACAATACCTTTTAATTGGAATAAAGTAACCATTGAACAATACCAAACCATCTATCCCCACCTACAGGGCGAAGTAGATTGGTCACGTATCATTTCATTCTTTACCGGCAAAACCTATGACGAAGTTGAAAACTTAGATTTAAAGCATTACAAGTACTTAGTTAAAAGCCTTTCATTCCTTACCAAACCCATCCAACCTAAAGTATCATTTAAGTCTTTTACTTGCGGCTTATTAAAATCTGTTAAGTATAAACCACAACCTAAGTTAATTACATGGCAAGGTGGTAACTTTTACAAGGCATCACGCTCGGTAAACGATATAAACGTGGCTCGTTACATTACGATTAAAACGTTAATGGAGCAGCCCGACTACTTTCCTAATAAACTACACGAACTTTGTGCCTTAACTTATGAGCCTGCTCAATACCTATCATTCAAATACGATGGTAACAAACACGCTGAGGTAGCAGATAAGTTTCTAAACGCACCAATGTCGATAGCACAACCAAGTGTTTTTTTTTGCTTAGAAGTATTGGCGAATTGGAATCTAAATACCTTGGATTATTTGGAGGGGGTGGAAGCGATGAAGACGATCAACAAAGAGATCGAAACCGAACTGAGAGAGAAAGGTTTGTCGATTTTTGGGGATGGATTCACATAATTAAAGAGGTAGCCCAAGCCAATAGAATAACAGAGGATCATGTGCATGAGTGGAGTGTAATAAGATTATTAAATGAATTAGCTTATCTTAAAGATAAGAATAAAATGGAGGCTGAAGAAATTGAACGTCAACGAAGAAATAGATAAATTACTAAATGACTTTACTGAAAAGTGGGCAAAGGATTTAGAGGTATCTTTATTTGACGCTCTTAAAAAAGGCGGTAGAGGTAACCCAAGTGCAGTAGATATAAGGTTTAAAGGTGGGGTTAGTTATGGAGTTGGCAAGGTAACGCTTGGTGTATATGCCGATAAAGACTATTGGTACTATATTGAAAATGGCAGAAAGAAAGGTAAAATGCCACCAACAAAAGCTTTAGGCGAAAAGTGGCAAGCTAAAAACGGAATAAACCCTGCTAACATTATATACGATATGACAATCGAATATAATAAAAAGAAAGGGTTTACTAAAAGAATAGTTAAAAAGCTACCATTCCAAAAAGCAGCGAAACAGTTTGCTTTTATAGTGGCAAGGTCAATAGGTAAAAAAGGAATTAAGCCTAAACCTTTTGTAGAGCAAGGTTCTAATCCTCAGGATTTAAAAGATTTATTAACTAACATATCTAAATTAATAGGTAAAGAAGTAACAGTAGTATAATGGCAATAACAATACAATCAAGCCCAACGTCACCAACACCTGCCTATAATGAGAATTGGGTAGTTGCAACGTCAAATCAAACAATACAGCCTAACTTTTATTATACAATCGTTTTAACCGATGTAACAGGCTCTTATACATTTGATACTATCAAAGTAAAACCAGACCCTAACAATAGATTAGTAATGGATTTACAAGCGTATGTTCAACTATTAATGGTTAACTATATTCCCGTTAATTTGTACGGTTGGCAAAAATGCACTAATGCAACTAGAAAGTTTCGTTTTAATGTTGGTGAAACTTATGACGTTGCAACCGTACCAACTTACTTTGCAGGAGTTGATAAAGATTATATTACTTGGAATGCAGGAGTTGACAAACAATATATCGCCCCTTATTCACCTAACTACTTTTGTTATGATAGTTCAATACCTAATTTAGTTTACTTAACTTTACTTCCTAGTAAAACATACAAAGACCGCTCGCAATATCTTTATGTTTTATGTCAAGAAAATATAGGTGAGTTAAATAAGATTGATATATTTACTTACGATGCAGCCGGCTCTTTATTAGGTAACTATTCAATAAACAGACCAGATGCCGGAACGGGTTTATTCTCTGATAATTACGTTGCCATTGACGTTGGTTATAAAGGCTTGTTAGGAATAACAGCCCCATTTGTTACCGTTAATAGTGGCACATATCCTATCATTACTTCTAACGTTGCATCTTATGTTATTAAGAATGGTGACACAAATGATGTTA